CATCCTTACGAACCAGCTCCGCTCGTGCCGTGAACGACTCTTCATCGAACCACACACGCAGCTTGTGTCCCGCCTGTCGGACCAGGGCGCTCATCAGGGCTGCGGACGCCCCAGGCTTACCCTCAATCACATGAATGCCCGTGATAGCTGCCATCGGCGGCAAGCCGAGCATGGCCCCATATTCCATGGCGTACAGCACATTCGCGGGCTGGCGTCGGAACGATTCGGGGAGCAATCCCGACTCGGCCAGGGCCTTCGCGTAACTGAGCTTGTCGCTCAACGCCACGCGGGAGCCTTCCCGTACAACCAACTCGCTCACCATGACACCTCAGCATCTAGACCGTGGTGAGCCCACCTTGGCAGGCTCACCGTCACCGGCCCATCCGCATACCCTGGCCAGTGGTCGAACGTCTTGCATCTGTAATACACGTCGATAGCCTCACGATTCCGCGCCCGACCGTACGCCAGCATCTCTTCATCAGGCGACGCCACGGTCACAATGTAGGGGGGTGTTTTCTCTTGGAAAATGAAAAGGAACTCCGGCCAGTCCTCCAGCAGGCCGACGCCGACAACGGCGTCTTGGTACCACGGTGCCTGCTGGTAGTAGCCGTAATTCCACATCGCTCTAGCGATGGCTTCGGGCGATGAAGAGTTGCACGTCTTGTAGTCCACGACGAACTCGTCGCCGGAATGGCCGAGGTAGTCCAGCCGGGCCCGGCGTGTGATTCCTGAGGTATCCGGCCAGAACATACTCTGTTCAGGCTTGCCGGGTTCGCTGAGCAGCTCCCCAGCGTAAGGGTGCCGGTACACCACTTCAGCCATGGCCTCAGCCTTAGCCAGGTCCTTCCGTAGCAACGGCACCTTGCCCGCGGCGTAGGCGATCTTGCGCTGCACCTGCGCGGCCTTGGTCTGCCAGCTGTCCGCGTCCACGATCTCCAGCGGCTCACCCACCCCGAGGACCAGACTGTGGGCAGCGTGCCCGAAATCCCATTCATCCCGCGGCGCCTCGCCGTGGTCAACCCAGTGCCGGAAGTGCGCCGGGCACCCAGGTGGCAGCAGTTTGCGGGCACCGGAGTGCGACAGGCTCCCGCCAGGCCAGGGGTCGGCGTGGTACTCGCGGGCCGGGATGTCGTAGACGCCGGGCTCGGTGATGATCACAGCCCGACCGCCAGTGGCCAACCGTCGGCCGCAGCCTCTACAGCATCCGCCCGCCGCAGCGTCTCGGGGGCTTGTTCGCCGCTGACCTCGCTTGCTTTGCGGCGAAGGTACTGAGCAAAGGAAAGCTGTCCGTCGCGGTACCAGACTGCCTGCTCGGCCTGGAGGTCCGCGAGGCTCATCTCGGCGATCTCGGGGTATTTTTTGCAGAGGTGCCAGGCCAGTCGCATGGTGGCCAAGGCGTCTGCGCTGGCGGTGTGCGCCTCCAGCAAGGTCACTCCGTAGTGTCGGCAGATGTCTACCAGTTTGCGGGAACCCTTGCGGTACCGGTCAACGTGCTTGTCGATGACCAAGGGGTCGATGACGGGACCAAGCGCAACGGATGGCCAGCTGCAACCGTAGTGCCGACGGTATTCGCAGTGCAGCACGGTCAGGTCGTAGGGCGCGTTGTAGATCACCACCGGCCAGCCTCCTAGCCAGCCTGCGGTCAGCCGATCAACAAGCTCGGTAGTGACATCGCACGCTGCTTGTCCGTACTGCCGAGCGTGCTCAGTCGTAATTCCGTGTATAGCAGAAGCCTCTTCCGGTATCTCAACACTGGGATAGGCAACCCACTCAGCAATGTCGGTAGTACTGTTAGCAGTACGGATCACACTGGCGGTGACGATTCGAGCATCGGTAGCAACCGGCGATGTCGTTTCGAGATCAAACCCCAACAACGGGCCATCAATCCAGCTCACACCGCACCTCCGAGCAATGCCGCATCCCAGTGGTTGAGGGCCTCACGCCCGGCTGAGGTCTCCTCCGCATATTGTGAGGTGCCGTCGCGGTCGTCGAACCAGGCGATGAGTCCGAGGACATCGAGTGTGGTGATGGCCATAGCGAAAATGATCGGTTCGAACAGGCCATGACAATAGGGGCTTCCCTTATAGGTGACGAACCACCCTCCTTTGCTGGGCGTAAGGCCTGGGAAGGTGCCTTTTGTGCGGCCGATCTCGTCGGTACTACGGCATAAGCGCAGGACGTAGTGCGTGATCTCGACCCGGCCTAGAATGTTGAGCAGGGTATCTCGAAGCGGTGCCGAGGAGGCTTCGTCCCCAACGTCTTCGCAGCACGGAGGGTATGCTGGTCCCTCGGGTGCAGTAGTCATCGACTGTCATCCTTTCGGTAGGTGGGGTCCCCGGCAGCGATGGCTCCCGGTGCCGGGGGCACCCTAGCTAGCTGGCCTGACAGTTCGGCCGCTGGTTGACACCCTAGCAGAGTGTATGTACAGTGACAAGAGTCAGCTACAGATAAGGAGCCGAGGATGTTCAATCTACTAATAGCGATAGGCCTGTTATCGCTATGTATTGCTTCCTTCATGCAAATCCTACTCAATTACTGGAACCGGGCCGCTATCGATAACCTGCGTGAAACTGTGAACCTGCTAGCACGTGAGCAAGCTGGTGACGATCAAGTAGTAGATCGTCAGAGTGACTAACCACCATGCAACGCATCGCAGGCATCGACTTCTCCCTCACGAAAACGGGCATCGCCATCGCCACCCAGCGTGTCGACGGCAGCGTCATCATGAACACGTCAACCGTGACCAGCACCGGCCACAACGGCGACACCCTCGCGGAGCGTTCCGCTCGGCTCGACGATCACATCGCAGCTGTCTACGACGCCACGCTCACCTGCTCCCTGATCATCCTGGAGTCCCTCAGCTTCGGTAACCGCTCATCCGACGAGGGCCGCCTCTGGGCCGGGTGGTGGATGCTCGTCTGCCGCTACCGTCGCGCCGACATCCCGGTGGCCACGATCAGCCCGGCGTCCCTCAAACTCGCCATTGCGGGCAAGGCGGCTGTCGACAAGTCCGTGCTCGGGCGCTGCCTGGTCAAGCTCTGGCCAGACCTGGAGTACGCGAACGACAACGAGGCCGACGCCGGAGGTCTCGCCCACCTCGGTGCGGTGCGGTGCGGATGGGGCGTGCCCACGTTGCAGCGTCACCAGGATGTGAAGGGTGAGTGGCCAGAGTTCGGGCTGACCACGAACGTAGAGGAGGCATCGTGAGCTTTCGTGAAGACACATTTCTCATTGACATTCGCCGCGCACCCGAGGGGATTCCTGTAACTACGGTTTTCTATCACTCCGGGACGCAGATCGGTAATCCTGTGACCGTACTGCCGGATACGTTGTCGATTAGTTCCGATATGTTCAACAACTATGGCCCATGTTCTGCTGTCGTATACTGGGGAGATGATCCCGTGTACCACTTCGGTCCACAGTCGGTTTATCCGGGAGATACTTACACGGTCAAATTCTGGGACGTGGATTAGTACCGGTAATAACCGGTAGCTAGGAGTGACGCCATGCTCCACCGCAATAAAGATAACGATGTTGCGCAATTAACGCGCGCCCAGCTAGTGCAGTGGGCAGCGAGGATAGTGCGCTTGTCGCACGCTGTTGATGATGAAGCGGACCAACAGGCTATGGTTACGATCTCTATGGAGATTAAGGCTGCGGCCGATACCAGCAGCCCGGTACTCGCTAGCTAGAGAGGTCACGTGCCCAACGTTGAGACGGACCGCCTGTCCGAGCGCAACCTCGCGATCTGGCGCACCTACATCACCACCGGCCGCAACCAGACCGAGGTCGGCGAGCAGTACGGACTTTCGCAATCCCAGGTCAGCGAGATCATCCGCAAGGTCCGGGAGGGACTCGATGAGGGCTCACGGGAGGACTGGCGGACGCTGGCCATCCAAACGCTGTTCGAGCTGCACAACACCACGATGGAGCTGGTCCGAGCACCCCTGCCGCCGGCCTTCCACGCCGGAGAGATCCTGCTGGATGAGAACGAGGAACCCGTGCGGGATGCGTCCACCCGCTTGTCCGCGGTGACCGCAGCGTTGCGGGTGCTGGAGCGCGGTGGCCGGTCGCTGGGCACGGATGAGCCGGACCGGGTGCAGACGGACTCGACGGTGCACTACACGATCAACGGGGTGGATCCAGAAGCATTGAAATAAGTGTGCCGTTAGGTAGAGGGCGATTCGCTAGCAGGCGCATTATGGCGAGGTAGTCAACGTAGGAATCCAGCCACTCATACCGTTCCAGTGGTCCGGGCTGTCCTCTGAATTGACTGATAATGTCATCGACGAGGTCGCGCATGAGCGTCCTTACGTGCTTAAATGGGGGCGCCCACTCTGCTTGAGGCGTAGCGAGATGAATACTGGCCGCGGGTACCCGGCTTGGCAATGCGCCAGTAGTGTGAACACCTCATGACCCGCACTCTTGCCCACGACTACACCCCGCGCGGTGCCTCCGCGGAACTGTTCCGTCGTCGTGACCCCGAGGTCTTGCTGTCCGGCCCAGCCGGGACCGGTAAGTCCCGCGGGTGCATGGAGAAGCTGCACTTGATGGCCCTGCTCAACCCAGGGCTGCGTGGCCTCATCGTCCGCAAGGTACGGGACACCCTAGGTGGAACTGCGCTGGTCACGTGGCGGGAGTTCGTGGCTAAGGAGGGGCTGGCCAGCGGGCAGGTGTGGTTTCACGGTGGCAGCGCGGAAGAGGCGCCGCAGTACCGGTACGACAACGGGTCCAAGATCCTGCTCGGGGGGATGGACAAACCCTCCAAGATCCTGTCGTCGGAGCTGGACCTCGTCTACGTCCAGGAAGCTACGGAGCTGACCAAAGAGGACTGGGAGACGATCACCACCCGACTACGGCGCGGCACGGCCAGCTTCAATCAGCTCATCGCGGACTGCAATCCCGACGCCCCCACACATTGGCTTCGGCAACGCGCGAACGAAGGCACCACCGTCCTCTTGGAGAGCCGCCACGAGGAGAACCCGGTGTACTTCGACGACCAGGGGAATATGACCCCCAAGGGTGTCGACTACATCCGAGGCAAGCTCGACAAGCTCACCGGGGTCCGCTACCAGCGACTGCGGCTGGGCAAGTGGGTGGCCGCCGAGGGGATGATCTTTGAGGACTACGACCCCGCGGTGCACCTGATAGACCGGTTTGACATCCCCTGGTCCTGGCCCCGGTATTGGGTAGTCGACTTCGGCTTCACGCACCCCTACGTCATGACTCGTTGGGCGCTGGACCCTGACGGGCGGGCCTACCTGTACGGCGAGCAGCACATGACGCAGCGGCTTGTGGAAGATCACGCGCGGGACACTCTGTCGATCGTGCAAGACAGTGGGGGCCGGTGGTTGGAGCCGCCCCCGCGGGCCGTGATCTGTGACCATGACGCTGAGGATCGGGCCACCCTGGAGCGTCACCTCCAGCTGTCCACGGTAGCAGCGACGAAGGCCGTGGACGGCGGTATCCAGCTGGCGCAGGCCCGGCTCAAGCGCGTCGGGGACGGCAAACCGCGGGTGTTCTTCCTGCGTGGCGGGTTGTATCGACGCGACCGGGAACGAGCCGAGTCGGGTCGGCCGTGCGCCACGGTGGAGGAGTTCCCCAGCTATGTCTGGGCGACACCGGCTCAGACAGGCACCGTGGCGGCCGCGAAGGAACGGCCAGTGAAGGACAATGATGACGGAATGGACACGTTCCGTTACTTGTGCTCGGAGTTGGACGCAGGCGTCACGCCGCGGGTTCGGTGGCTTTAGGGTTCGGCGAGAATCGGGCATTCCGGGTGCATCGGCCGCAGGCAGCCGCGACACCACCAATGCCGTTGTTCGCACGGTTCCGGACAGGTCTCCTCGCCATCAAAGAACCAAGGGCAGCGGTGGTCGCACGGTGGTCTGATCATCGCATCGGCAAGGTCGGCCGGTTCAGGGTGTCCCGTAAGGACGCCTATTTCGTAGAAGACTTGCCACTTGTCTGAGGTAGTTGTTTCCATACCCAAGTCTGACGTCACACCGGCCGGGCTGTCCGGGCTCCCGCTACCCTGCCGCCACCATGTCACCGCTGCGACGTCCCACCCTGTCCGGCCTCCAGGTGTCCCTCCTGCTCGCCGCGCTGGGCCTAGGCTTGCTTGTCGCAGCGGCGTGGGTGGTGCACGTGGCGCTCGGACTGGCCGCAGCAGGCGTCGCAACGTTGATCATGGAGTGGCGGGTGAGTGAGTGAGAACACGATGGCTGGCCCTGACCCTCGCTCTGGCCGTGCTTGCCGTAGGCCTCGTCGCCGCAGCGGGGTGGGCAGCCCGTGAGTACCAGTGAGGATCACGACTAGCCTCCCGGCGTGAAGTCCACCCTCGGCGGCCTACTCAACCGCGCGCCCGTCCGCTACGTCGGTCGCTCGGGCTCCCTGTTCGGCACCCTCATGCAACGCGGCAGCTCGGACGCGCAGATGGCCGCGATGGGCAGCGTCGGCACTCTGTTTAGCATCGTCGATCTGCTCGCGTCATCCACAGCGCAGGTCGGCTGGAAGTTGTGGCGCAAGGCCGCGTCCGGGCTAGACGCGGATCGCGTTGAGGTCACCCGCCACCTAGCGTTGCAGGTGTGGAACAAGCCCAACCCGTTCTACACGCGGCAGCTGTTCGTGGAGACGTTGCAGCAGCATTTCGAGCTGGTCGGCGAGATGTGGATCGTGGTGGTCGCTGACAAGCGCATGCCCGGTGTGCCCACGGAGTTGTGGCCGGTGCGCCCCGACCGCATGGCCCCGGTGCCGGATCCGGTGGACTACCTCAAGGGCTACGTCTACACCTCTCCGGATGGGGAGAAGATTCCGCTGCGCCTGGACCAGGTCATCTTCCAGCGCCGGCCCAACCCACTGGACCCTTACCGTGGCATGGGGCCGGTGCAGGCGTTGCTTGCCGATCTGGACGCGAGCAGGTACTCCAGTGAGTGGAACCGTAACTTCTTCCTGAACTCGGCTGAGCCAGGCGGTGTGATCGAGGTGGATCGGCGGCTGGGTGATCCTGAGTGGGAAGACATGACGCGCCGCTGGAATATCCAGCACAAGGGCGTGGCCAACGCTCACCGGGTGGCGGTGATCGAGGCCGGTAAGTGGGTGCAGCGCGCGTTCTCCCAGCGAGATATGCAGTTCACGGAGCTGCGGACCGTCACCCGTGACACGATCATGGAGGCGTACCGGATCTCCAAGACCATGCTGGGCGTGATGGAGGAGGGCAACCGGGCGCAGTCCAAGGTGCACCGCGCCGTGTTCGCGGAAGAGCTGATCGTTCCTCGGCTGGAGCGCTGGAAGGGAATGCACGCGAACGACTTCCTGCCGAAGTTCGGCCGCACCGTGGAGGGCTTGGAGTTCGACTTCGAGTCCCCGGTGCCGCCGGACGCGGAGGCGGAGAACGCGGAGCGGGATTCCCTGTACGCGGCAGCGAAGCTTGCGATCGACGCGGGGTTCACGGGGGACAGCGTGCAGGTAGCGCTAAGCCTGCCGGAGTCACTGAAGTGGAAGAAGCCGGAACCACCGCAACCAATGGCTGCGCCCGGTAAGAAACCGACGGGAGATCCTCTACCAGCGTGATCGTGGTATAACTCCCTGGTCACTGACGGCTGGCGCGGCTGCTCGGAAGGCGCCACCCGTTGCCCCTCTTGTCGGCGCCGCCGTCGCACACGCGGGCGCGCACGGCGCTGCTCAACGGGCGCCGTGACTGGTACCGGATCACCGCGCAGAGCGAGGGGCCCGCTGAGGTCTACCTGCACGACGAGATCGGCCTGTGGGGCACCACGGCTAAGCACTTCGTCCACGCTCTCGCGGATCTGCGGGCGTCCGCGATCGACCTGCATATCAACTCGCCCGGCGGTGACGTGTTCGACGGCGTGACGATTTACAACGCGCTGCGCAACCATCCCGCTCAGGTCACCACCTACGTGGATGGCCTCGCCGCGTCCGCCGCGTCCTTCATTGCTATGGCCGGGCAACGCATCGTCGCGGAACCCAACGCCATGCTGATGATCCATGACGCACATGGCCTATCCCTCGGCAACGCCGCCGACATGCGCAGCATGGCCGACCTACTCGACAAGGTCAGCGACAACATCGCGTCGATCTATGCCCAGCGCACCGGGGGCATCATCGCGGACTGGCGCGCCGCGATGACAACCGAGACCTGGTACAGCGCGTCCGAAGCTGTGGACGCGGGGTTAGCGGACGAGGTCCGTGGCCAGGCTAGCGACGAACCGGACATGGCCGCTTCGTTCGACCTGTCTCGGTTCACCTATGCAGGCCGCAGTGCGGCACCGGCCCCCAGCGGGGTGCCTCGCCTGGCGGCCTCCGCGGCGTCCCCTCCTTCCGCGCCGGGAGTAGGGGCGCCGCGGTTTTCTTTCGACTCCGTTGCGGTCACGGCCGCTCTCCGAGAGGTGTTCGCGTGACCGCACCCACGATCCCTACCGATGCCAGCGAGCTGGAGACCCTGCTCGCTGACCCCGAGCGCCTCAACGCCACGGTCAGCGCTGGCCAGCTCAAGGACGTCATCCGGTCCTACGCCTCCTCGCAGATGGCGTCGCAGGTAGCCAAGACGGTGCAGGAGGAGACACAACTCCAGCTGGCCAACTGGCTGAAAGACAACGGCCAGAACCTCAAGCGCCCGGACCTGTCACCCAAGGCTGTGGCCACCCGGACCGGCGTCGCATCGAAGATCTACAATCCGGCTGCGGTCGGTGCGCAGCTCGATGAGCACTTCGCATCCTCAGCGGAGTACTTCACCACGATCTGGCACAAGGCGCAGCCCACCGCTGGCGTAGTCGAGCGTCGGGCTGCACTCCAGAACGTGATGACCACCACGGTGCCCAGCGACGGTGGGTTCCTGGTTCCGGAACGGCTACGCAGCGAGCTGTTGCGGCTGTCACTGGAGACCGCGATCGTGCGGCCCCGCGCTCGGGTCATTCCGATGGAAGCGCCACGGGTGCCGTTCCCGGCCGTCGACTCGACCACAAACGTGGGCAGCCTGTACGGCGGCATCGTCTGCTACTGGACGGAAGAGGGCGCCACCCTCACCGCCTCGCAGCCCAGCTTCGCGCGCGTGGTGTTGGACGCAAAGAAGCTGACCGCCCTGACCGAGATGACCAATGAGATGTTGGCTGACTCGATCATCTCGATGCAGGCGTTCGTGGACGACGTGTTCCCGGAGGCGTTGGGCTTCGAAGAGGACTACGCCTTCCTCACCGGCAGCGGCGTCGGTCAGCCGTTGGGCGTGTTCAACGCCGCTGCCACGATCACGGTCACGAAAGAGGTCGGTCAGGCCGCGAGCACCATCGTCTGGGAAAACATCGTCAAGATGTACTCCCGGATGCTGCCGCAGAGCCTCAACCGGGGCGTGTGGATCGTGGCCCCCAACACCTTCTCCGAGCTCGCCACCATGGCTTTGTCCGTGGGCACCGGGGGCAGCGCGATTTGGTTGACCAACGGTGTGGCGGGACCGCCGATGAGCATCCTCGGCCGACCGGTGATCGTGAGCGAGAAGGCTGCCGCGCTGGGCACCATTCACGACATCAACTTCATCGACTTCGGCTTCTACTTGATCGGCGACCGCCAGGCCATGACCGCGGCCAGCTCCGAGCACGTGGCGTTCACGCGAGACTCCACCGTGTTCCGGATCATCGAACGCCTCGATGGTCGGCCGTGGCTTCTGTCCGACATCACCCCCCGCAACGGCGGCCCGACATTGAGCCCGTTCGTGACTCTGGAGACGAGGTAACCCATGGATGCCCTCGGTCGCCTCTTCGACATCTCGCTCGGCTCCGTGCCGGTGGATGCCGTGGCAGGTGCCATCACCGGCAAGCGGGTGCACCTCAAAAACGCTGGAGGCTGCACCGTCGTGGTGGTCACCACGGGTGCGTCCACCGACATCACCGACGTGGACCTCCAGCAGCACACCGCAGCGTCCGGCGGCACCACCGCGGATCTGGATATCATCACAAAGTTTTTCTACAAATCCGAAGCCACTCTCGACGGTGACGAGATCTGGACGAAGGGCACTCAGTCCGCTGCGAGTGAGATCACCGATGTGGGTGCGGCCAGCGAGGAGCTACTGCTCATCATCGAGGTCGATTCGACGTCGCTGTCCGATGGGTATGAGTGGTTGTCGCTCAACATCCCGGACTTGGGCACGAACGGCACCAGACACTGCGCGATCCTCTACATCCTGCGCGATCTGAACGTTCAGCGCGCACCGCAGCGACTCGTCCAGCCGCAGGCGTAAGGGAGGCTGACGAATGTCCACCGGTATCGCGGGCAAGCAAACGCGAAGCCTGCTTTTCGGGACTCGCGTGGAGAAGTCCACTGGCACCCTCGCAGCCACCACGATCAGTTTGTTTACCGTGGCCGGCGGCAAGGTACAGATTACGTCTCTGGTCGGTGAGGTGACTACGGCGATCACCGTGGCCAACAGCTACAAGCTCCAGCACAACCCCACCGTGGGTACCACAAAGGATCTATGCGCGGCCACCGATATCGGGACCACCGATACCCCCGCGGGTAACCTGCTCGGCTTCCAGGGTCTGACGGGTGATTCAATCCTCACCGGGCCGGGCGCGGTGCCTAACCTCAAGCAGCCGATCACGCTTACCGCGGGGGTAATTGAGTCGGTGTCCGCCGGCACGGACGGCGTGATCTTGTGGGTGCTCACCTACGTGCCGCTGGATGACGGCGCCAGCGTGGTAGCGGCGTGACAGCTGTCCGCAGCTCCGAGAACATCCGGGCCGCGCTCCTAGGCGTCCGGGTGGAAAAAAGCACGGGAACACTCACCGCGGCCACGATGCCTCTATTTACGATCTCCGGGCTGGTGGCGCTCACCACCCTGGTCGGAAAAGTGACCACGGCGATCACCGTGGCGAACGCATACTGGATCCAGATGAATCCCACGGTGGGCGCTACAGCGGCGTTCGTCACTGCTCTAGACCTCGGCACCACGGACACTCCCGCGGGAGAAATCCTGGTTGTGGAAGGGGATGTCACCGCATTGGCGCTGGGAACCCGTGCGATGGTGTCCGCGCCGATTATCTGCCCGGCTGGTCAGATCGAGCACGTGTCCGCGGGCACTGACGGGGTGATCCTGTGGGCGCTGACTTACGTGCCGATCGAGGACGGGGCGACGGTGGTGGCTGCGTGAGCTTGCACTACTGCCGGCAATGCACCACGGCTTACGCCGCAGAACTGCGGCACTGCCCACACTGCGGCTCGATCGAATACTGCTACAGCCTGGAGGACGCCATGCCGAAGATCGCACGTGAGGCCGGTCCGAGCAATGCCGCCGACCTCCCCGGCGAGCCGATGGATCTCACCCGCAAGGGCAGTGCCGTCCGCGCACAGGAAGCGCATGACCGCGAGGCTGCGGCGAGTGCCCAGTCTGCTGAACCCAGTCAG